CAGATTTCTCTAACAACCTAATGTAAAACTTACAGATTTCATCCTAAGGAAATTTCCCCCCGAAGGGGTACAAAACTTAGTCTATCTATAATTATGTTCCACCTTCGGTGAGTAGGAGTAAAAACCTCTTTCTTCAATCGAAAGAGTAAAGTGGCGACCTGTCCGCCGTGTGGATGTCCTCAAGGGACTACCATTCACTTTTACTTTAAATGGGTGTAGGCGTAGTTGTATACGCATACACAGTCGGTACATTAATGAAGAAATGTAAACCGAAATCAACACCAGTCGAGTTATACGTTGATAGAATAACAGGAGCTGTTGTTGTGGTTGATGGATAAGGGAAATAACCAAAGAGTACGAATGCATCTAGGTTGGAACCATCACTTGTGGAGCCAGTATTAGCATAATCTAACTTGGTAGATTGAAACTTATATCGACTCATATTGGGGCAAAGTACATTAAGACCAGCATTCGTTCGCTGATCAGTCATTGCTTGTCCACACGCACCGGAGTTACGGCATGTCACAGCTAATCCACCCTTTTTGGATACTGTGGAAGTGCTTTGGGCACTCGAGGACGTTTGGACGTCCACCGATGTTGTATTATCTTTAAATACTTTAACATGGTGCACCGGTCCATCTAAACTGGAGATATCAAATGTCCAGTTAATACCACCACGATAACAAAGAAATCCATTGGAAAACCATGTCAAATTGGTCATATTAACAAAATTATATCCTACATCTGCAGTATTAGCTTGATTCCTGGCCTTTGTGAGGGAACTTGTTAAGTATCCAGGAGCTCGTGGCATTTTATAAAAGTATTTGCTAAACGAGTTTAATTTCTCAGTGCCGGTATCTGAGGGAGCAATCATTTCCATTGATGAAAACTCATATCGGTGTAACAGTTGACGCAATGATCTAACATTTTCACCATAGTGAACAAGATATTGTCTATCTGCTGTACCCCCGGTCTTAGCTAAAACTACGTTATCAGCTGGGGTTGTACCACTCAACTCCTCAGATTGCGGTGCAAACATAGATAAATTACCTACCTCATCAATAGTAGACGGGTTAGCATATTCAATATCAGAGCCCGCTCGCACATACACATGTACATCGACATTTGACGATGCAACAGGTGCAGTAAGTGGATTTAGCACTCGAACAGTAAGATAACCATTATCATAATCTTGCTCAGCGCTAAATGTGCTAAGAGCTGAATTAACGGCCCATCCCTTCTGAGCAGTAGTCAAGGTGTTGCGCAAAATAAGGAATTGTAGCGCTTGTTGGTACGGTACCTCAAACTCAACATTAGTAGTTTCACCAATATCCACGATAGCAGTGTGAACAATATTAGAGGATGTTGTAACAGTACCAAGATTTTGACCGCTATAGCCCGTAGGATCAAAACTGATCTTGAGTTTACCTTTATGATATTTCGAACTAATAATATGGAAACGGAAAATAATAGACCCTCTCCAATCCTTAAATGCTTTACCCACCCAACACATAGGTGTCATGTAGATAGCTGATAAGGTATCGTCTGTCGTAAATAGATTAGGATTAACTCTAGAATAAAACAACATGTCATCAACAAGATTGGAAGTTGTCCATGAAGCTGAGGTTAAGAAACTCTCGCGACCAGACAAATATGCCATACTCATTTCGTCAACCCCAGAATTCATTCCAATGATGCGTGGATCAACGGATAATTCATTCTTAGGGTCTAATGTTAATTTTTCTACGGGAAAACCTATCTCAGAAGAAGCTAACTTTGGGAAAGCTTCTGGTCTGTATGGCTCTGTATCACTGATCACTGGTACATTGGTGAAACCAAACATACTAGCTATTGCTGATATAGCATTTGCACCTATCCTTGTTGCTGTGGCAAATGGTCCAATAACTGGAATATCTTCTAAATATGTGGCTGCAGAAGCTATCCATGATGCAGGTTGGGAAACTACTCCTTCACCATACTCATCAGATTGCATACTAAAACCAGTAGAAGCACCAGATAATTGCAC